TGGCTTACGCTGTCTGTAATGGAAATATCGCCGCTACTGGATACTGCAAGGTCTCCTGTAGCATCAAGCAACAAATCTTTCAATTATCATCCCTCCTTTACTGTGGTGCTGAGGTCTGGCTTCCAGGTTCCGAGGATGTATGAGTATGATTCTTCAATGAGATGTTTCCTGCTGTTACATCTCCGGAAAGCACTGAGAGCCCCTGTAAGGCAGTTATTTTTCCTGTGGTAGTTGTTATATTACCCTCCACTGTTAAATCGCCCCTGATGGCTATTCCGCTTTGAGAAAGGGTTATTTTGCTATCCCCTTTCTTAATCACTATTGCATCATTGTCAATAGCTTCCTTAACCGCAGCATTTGGCTTTGCAAAAAGCCCTGGTATTGCAACTGCATTGGTAAGGTCATGTCTCAATTCTGCCTGTGTCTCACCGCCGTATCTCCAGTAATCAAGGGCCTGCTCGCAGATTATAAGCAGACATCCGTCGCCTTCCTTTACCGGAAACGCAATGGTGGCATCCTGTCCTCCTCCCTGTAGCAGCACCACTGGAACACCGGATATGACCGGATAGTTAAAAACCCTGCCATCCGGAGACTTAAACTGTCCTTTCGGTAGGACAACAGCCGTGCATGTGGCAGAGTCAAAACTTTTAATTTCTCCTGGCATCGCAGTATGAACGCCAGAAAGGAATTCTTCAATAGTCCTTCCTATTTGTTCTGTAAATTCTTGCAGCAATTACTTCACCTCCAGTAATTCGGCTGTGCAAGTCCATTCGCCTTCGATGTTGTCTCCGTCTATAGTCAGTTTTGAAACTCGGAAATTCCCAGTTGCAATCTTGCTTTCCAATCTCACATAATCATTGACGTTGATAGCTGCGTTCATGAAGTATCGTACTTCCCATCCTGTCTGAGCGGTCTGCATTGTATTATTTCCGTTGCCTTCGTTTGGTGTCTGAGATGCCTTAGTAATTCTTTTAGGTATTCCGATTAATCCTGTTTCTGCACTGAGAAGAAAAGCTCTCGTACTGATAGGTTCATTAGGCATCTTAACTTGCAGGACCCCGTTCTGCAATGACCATGCAAGCCCGCTCGAAGCACAGGCTTTTTTCAAAGCTCCTTTTGCGGCACCTACATAGCTGAATCCGTTTTGAAGGTCAACAAACTTCGCTTTGGGTGAAAATACGACAGGCACTCCCATTTGTCCGGCAGTATCTTCAATAATTTTCTTGGTGTTGATAACACCGGCATACGAAACCGAGATGTAGGTGTCACGTAAAGCTACTCGGCTATCCACAGCCTCAATTTCTGTCATAGTATCCGGACCGTCTTGAGTAGTAACAACATTGGTGATATTCCCAACAAAAGCAAGGGGCATTATCGTCCCATAGCCTGCCTTAAGCACTACTTCACAGTCCTTGAGATTTAATGTGGCAAGCTGTGCCGGAGATAAGTTCCAAAGCGTAATCTTCCCTGTATTTGCGCTCTCCAAATCTGACTTCTCTATGGAAAAGCTGATATGAAGGGCTGTTTTATGCGGGAAGTCGGTGGAGCCAACTTCAAAGCCTGGCCTTCCAGGTACTCCAGCCGAAAACCTATATTGCCTATCAAAGTTATTCATGCTCCACCTCCTATTCCTTTAGGTCCTCGTAGGGTATAAACACAAAAACGGCCTTCCCGTTAATGAAGTCGTTTCTTCCAACCTTTTCAAGGTCTGTCAGCACTCCAAAAACTCCGGAAGGCAGGTCTCTGTTTTCATAAAAGAATGTCAGCGGCGAATTGGGCACAATCTTCGTCATTGCTACAATAGGAGTTTCCTCTAAGTCATATATTCCAAACGACCAGTACCCGAATGTATCGTTATAGGTAAACCGGAGCAAATACTCTTTTCCGCCAAGAACAACCCTGGAGAAGCTATCGTTGAGGTCCGGAGGCGTAATGTATTGCATCATCAAGACCACCCCCTCTAACCAAACAGCTTAGCTGAATCAGCTAAACCGTATAGAATCGATGCGGCTTTTTTCGAGTCTTTCTTTTGTTCGGACTTGTTCGTAGAATTTGTAGCATTTTTTGAATTAATTGTTCCTGCATTGGCTCCGGTAGCCCCGCTTTTCCCGTACGAAGCCTGGATTGCTACGGTTTTGGCTTCCGTTACCCTTATCTGCTTGAGCTTAATCGGAATCTCGCAGGCATATCCGGTCTCGGCAGTCTTCGGTATAGTGATGCTGACTATGCCCATGTTCTTCCATGTACCTTCACTCGTTGTGAAAGTAACTGGTTGCTTGTTGAAATACAGCCTTTTCAATTCCTCTGTTACTGCCTTTACACGGTTTCTGTTTTTGCCGAATCTTTTTGCCCATGTAACGGGAGTATCGGTAAGGAAGATGGTTAAATCAATCAGCAACGGCTTCAAGATGATTGTATCCTCAACAGAATATCCCTTCTCAGTCGGATACTCAGGAATGTCTGCCTCGTAAGTTGTTGTCTGATTTATGAGCACATCAAATTCAATCCCATTGATGCTTGCAGGTCTTGTAGCTCTCATCTTCCTCACCTCCCATATGCCAATCCACGAGCCATATAGCTTGTTGCGTCGCTGGCCGATTTTTCCATTGCCTTAGCACCAGCTTTTTGAGCAGAGACATCGCCGCCATTGAAATTGTTTGTAATGTTCACATTCTGATTGACATTGCTGGTTCTGTTCCCTCCACCGGCTGCTGCACCAGCAGTAGAAGCCGAAACCGTTGCTTTCATGTCTCCTCCCCCGAAGAACTTGCCTATTGCATCGCCTATTCCTCCGAAGAAGTCTTTCACCGCCTGTATCTTTTGCTTGATTGCGTCTACAAAGCCAGTAACCTTCGCAACGATTGCGTCAATCTTTTCTCCAAACCAGTTATAAATTGTATCCCAGATATACACGAAGAAAGCCTGTATGCTGTTCCATACTCCTTCAAAGATGGTCTTTATTCCATTCCAGGCTTTTTCCCAGTCTCCGGTAAACACCCCTGCGATGAATTCTGCTATGCCTCTTATTACCGTAAGAAAACTCATAACCAGACTGCTTAAGAAGTTCCACAATATTTCAAACTGGGCTGTAATCTGGTCGCCCCACTGGTTCCAGAAATCTTGCAGTGCTCCAAATACTGCTATGGCAATAGCCTTCAACGCTTCCCATAATGCACCCAGGGTTGATTTAATAGCATCCCATACTGCAAGCAAGGTAGATTTTATTTCATCGCCGTTTTGTGCCCAGAAATCTTTCAACCCTCCCCATATCGTTGAGGCTATTTGTTTAATGAAATCCCAGGCAGCAAGCAGGAATGACTTGATGCTCTCCCATGCTGCGATGATGGTTTGCCTTACTTTTTCGGTGTCTACTCCTGCTTTTTCGAGCAGCTTCCCTATAACACTGTCATTGCCCTTCATGAAATTTATGAAGTCGTCGATAATGAGGAACACTGCTACAATGACTGCTACTATAGCAAGCATCTTGAAGTTGATTCCCGTTAATAGTTTCCCGAACGTTTGCAGGAATGCAAGGATTTTCTGTGCATTGAGTGCTACAAATATCGCTGCCGCCGTTACTGCTACCAGCTTGAGCAGATTATCAAACCCTCCTACACGGTCAGCAAGTCTTTCAACGAATGTCGTTGCCTTTTTCAGAACCTCCATTATCTGTGTGAAAGAACGGACCATGAATCTTCCGATTGTTTGACTTAATCCAAGGGAACTGTTCATGCTGTCAACCCAAAGTCCCCACTGGTTCCGGATGTTCAGAAGAGCATCCGAAATGCTGAAATCCAGTGTTTCAAATCCGGCGTTTATTTCGTCCGCATTGGACACGAAGGCTTTTTTCAAGTCTGCTACAGTGAAGGTTCCTTTGCTTGCCATATCAGCAAGTTTTTCCTTTGCTACACCGAGACTTTTTGATATCAGGTTTATTGCCTCCGGAGCTCTTTCGTATAACCGATTGAGTGTTTCCGAATCTACTATCCCTTTTGCGAACGATTTATTTAATGCCTCCTGCAATGACTTAACTTCTTCGTTGCTTTTACCGGCTGTTTTGAAGAGCTTGGTTGTCAGTGTGGCAAATTCTGTAGCTTCCTCAACTGACCCAAATAGTGAACGGTCACTTTGTATCAGGGTGCTTACCACGTTTGCCATATCTGCGTAGGAGGACCTTGTATCGTTCGCCGCATTAAGAATTTTCTGCTGTATTTCTTCCTGATTTCCAAGCTCCTTTGTGGCATTTCGTATCTGGTCGTTTATGCCGTTGAACTCTTCGGCAATGGCATTAAGCTGAACAAGTGAAAACCCTATTCCGATGGCTCCAAGCAGTTTGGTAGCCATATCCTTAAGCCCTTTGATGCTGTTTTCTGCGGCGTTTTCGGTTTTCTTGTCAACTTCATATCCGAAAAGAATAGCAATATCTCTTATAACCATAGGCTACCTCCCTTCTCTCAATTCCATCGTCTTCCCGTATTCTATGTCCAAATCCATCCTGTGCAGTGCGTAGAGCTTCAATGCCTCGTCCAGCGTATAGCATGTTTCAAGTTCATACTTTGATGCCAGCCTTGCTTTGATGAGGGTATACATTCTCAGCTCAAGCTCTGTAAACTGACTTACATCAAGCTTTCCATATTTGCTTATTTCATCTGTTTCATAAATTTCTCGACGACCGCACCAGATTGGCCGCCGAGCTTCCTGAAAAAACCTGCAAAATTGACTCTGATAACCTCAAATGCAAGGATGAACATATTCTGCACTTCACCGCAGAAAAGTTCATTCGCCAGGTCCTCGGTGAGTCTTTGCGGTTCTTCTCCGTCTTCAAGCTCTACGGTAATGTTCTTTCCGGTTATGAGAAGTTTCTTCATTAAGCTTTCAACTTTATCCCCTGAAATAGAGTTGAAAGCCCCTGCAATCGCAGGGGCTGCATCTTCAACATCTATATCAAGGAGGCTGGTTTCTGAACCGTCCGGCTTCTTTACTCCCAAGAAGGGAGCAAGGCTTCCGAGTAATGGTATGGCAAGAGCCGCAAGCTCACCACTAAGATTGCTGGCCTTAAATGCAGGGAACGGAAAGATGTAAAACACATTCCCGCCTATCGTCACCTGTTTTGGTTCAAACTGTTTCATCGTTTAACCTCCTTTATCCTTCTTTCAGCTCTCCTGCACCGGTTTCTATTGTCCATTCACGGTTATTCGTGTCCTTCCCATATACCCTGCTGGCAGGTTTTGTTACCCATGCTTCATCGCACGAGAAAAGCGTACCGCCTTTCAGGTCCTTTATAAGGACAGGGAAGGTTCCGTTTCCGGTCTTTTTGTCCAGGGTATATTTATCCTGGAGAAACTTATTTGTAGGAGAGGTCTGTAGCACAACAACTTTTATACTGTACTGGTCGTTAGGGTCAATTGCCCTGGCAATTTCTCCGTCGCATCCGGTCTTAGACATTACTCCGTCGCCCTTTGCTTCGATGGTAACAAAGCTGTCATCGGCATACCCTGATACGGAGTGATTCCCAAAGGCAATCATTACCTGTCTGCTACTATAAGTCTTTACAGTCCCCATTGTTCACACCTCCTTAGTAAACGAGAGAACCTTGGATATTTGCTACATGTATAGCTCCGGCAAGTCGTGCCGTGAACTTGCACCCGCTTAATATCCTCGAAGCTTTGTCTGTGTCGCTTATATTTGCTGCGTTGGGAACGGTAACTGTATAACCCACAATTACGTTACCGTCTTCATCAAACTCATCTTCGGCAATGCCGCCGTTTGCCTGGCCCTGCTTGAGCGAAGCAAGCATCTGGTTCTGAACAAGTGAGATTCCTGCATTTGTGTACGGGATTTTCGGGTTGAGCACGAGCAGGTTGAAAACTCTCAACTGCATATCGTTCTTCAACCAGTCCCTGAACCTGATTACATCAATCCACTCACCTGCACACGTCTGACCGAGCTGTGTTACATTCCTTCCTGCGTAGGTCACATAGTAGTTAATCTTCTGTGCCTTAAGTTCATTCATTTCAGTTCCGCTGAGTGTAGATGGTGAAATTGTTGCTAACGTCTTCAATGCCCAGGTTTCAGAACCAGCATCATAACCAAGGCATTTTGCAAGCCATGCCACATGAGCATATTTGTTGCTTTCCGGCGTTGATGTTGCGCCTGTAGATGTTTTGCCATAGATTCCAAAGCTGCGGTACAGCGTCAAATCTACAGGATTGGTAGTTGCCATCGTGGTGTATGCAAACAGCTTTTCGTTTGCTTCGACCCATGTTGCTATTGCCTGGAAGTCAGTTTCTGCTATACCGGCAGGAGCGACTGCATACCATCCAGGGTAATTAAGTGCCCTGTCAAGAGTTGTCGTTACCGGCTCCAGCGTTTCTCCGACTTTTTTCTGGACAGCAATATAGATTTTGGCAGGCTGTGGGCTTTGTGAGAATGCCGCAACTGCTGCTAAGCCGATTGGGTCTGCACTTTCTCCAGATGCTACCCATCCAGCGTCCGTAACCTCTTTAAGAGAAGTATACACTCCGACATCTGGTGGCGGTTCATATCCAGGAGCCGAAGTATCAGCCGGTCCAGGCCCTACAATGAGCATTGTATCGAAGCTTGCGCTATCTACGACAGGCGTGCGTACGTCAATTTGCACATTTACTATGTCGCTAAGATTGCTCATGTCATATATCCTCCTTTTCAATGATTACTTTTTCAAAG